CTGAATGTGGTTGTTCCCGGAGGCCCGGTTGCTCCAGTCGGCCCCGTCGCTCCGGCAGACCCCGTCGCCCCGGTCGCTCCGGCAGGACCCGTCGCCCCGGTCGGTCCCGCAGGACCCGTCGCCCCAGTCGGTCCCGGCGGTCCCGCAGGACCTGGTGCGCCGGCCGTATTAGCTAAAGCGATGAGCGACGCCTTGCTGTTGATCGCGTCGGCTATCTGGGCCAGACGCTGCTCGAGCGTGCCGCTGACCGGTGCGACAAACGGGGCAGGCGGGTGTGCCATCAGCGACGTCCTCCGGGGCGCACCTCGAGCCGCGGGCGCCCAACTGAGAACGGCCCGTCCTGCAGTGCAACCATGCGCATCCGCACGCTTCGCCCGCTGAAACGCATATCCAGCAGGCCGTCATGACCGACGGTGAACAACCCGGTGTCAAACTCGCCGAGGTCGTCGCTCGGCTGTTCGCGCACATAGAAACGATATCCGACTGTGGAGGGCGGTTGCACTGACGGCTTATCCGACGGCAGCAACGATGTGGGCGTGTCCATCACCAGTTGCTTAACGTGATACCGCTTGTCGCCCTCGCCAAGCACGATGTTGCCGCTCTCGGCGTAGATGCCCTGCGACACCGCGCGCATTTGGCCGTTATTTGTCCAACCAAATTCGTGGAGGAACAGCGACCCAGTATGATCCCCGAGATAGCCGCCGAGCACCGGGTTATCCATCGTACCTGCCGGGTCAGCCGCAGTGCGATTGCGCGTGCCGATCGCCCACGGCTTGCCCGGGTCCGCGTAGTTAAATATCAGATAACGATTGCACTCGGTGGCGCCATCGTCCGGCCAGTCCCACCACGCCTCGCTGAACGCCTGATTGGGCGAGCCGAACACGCGCCCGATCATGTCGCGGTTCACAAGCGAGAAAAACCAATCCGCGACATCGCACTGGACTGGCTGCACGTTACCGGCGTAGCCCCAGAACGTCTGCACGCCAGGCCACACCACCACGCTCCCGACCGACACCACCGCCCGCAGCGACATCGGCCCACAGCCGGAGCCAATCTGGACAATTCCGTAGGCATAAGGCGCGCCGACGTACGTCATCTTGTGTATGTCGTTGGCGGTGAAGATTAGCACGCCGTCGGATACCTTCACCGCCGTCATGGCGTAGCTCTGCGTCTGCAGCAGCTTGCTGCCCGCAAGGTTCGTCGGTTGAGGATCCCACACGTCGGGGTCCTCTTGGTCGCTCCACGCGATGTTGCGCGGGTCACCGCCGGCCCCAAGGAGCACGACGTGCCGCTGGTCGGTGACGACGACGCCGCGGTTGTGAACGGGTGCAGGCGAGGGCGATCCCACCGGAGCGACCAGTGCCGGCAGCGTGGTGGGCGTTGTCGGGCTCCAGCGAAACAGGTGTCCGTCCTGTGTCGGAACCACCAGCAGGTCCTCGCCGAATGTCGCGAGGCTCCACATATCGCCCATCAGAGCCGCGATGTCGGTCGGGCCGATATCGGCCGCGGCACGGCTGGTGCCGTACGTGTCCGCGCCGTAGTCGCCCGTTCCGTATCCGACCGTTGCGCCTGGCGGATCGAGGCGGCCGACGCCTGCCGGTGTGATGTCGTGGAGGTCGTGCGTATCGAAGCGGTAGGCGTATAGTTTCGCATCGGTGCCGAACGCGGCCCAGCGAATAGGCTTTTTGTTCGGCGGAATGGGATTAGCGTGCCAGGTGAGCACATCGCGCGGCCAGTCCGGCACGAGGTCGGTAGTGGAGCCTTCCGCGAGCTGAAACGGCACCGAGAGGTCGTGACCGGCGACATCCTGCAATGCCATGTTGCCGCCGATCGGCTGGAGCTGCCCGCCGCGGAAGCGAATGTGATCGGTGTCGAACCACCTGCCGGCAGTTGCCTCTGGCGTGGCGTTCCGGACCACGCCCGGCGGCGGAGCCTGTGGAACGCGCACGTCAGTGGCTCCCGCGCAGCGGTGCCGACGGTTCGCGCCGCGGCGTCGTGGTGGTGGCTAGTGTTGTGGCAGTTATTGCCTGCCTCCCCGCAAAAATGATCTTTGTCATGACGATCACCGGAGACAACACGGACATCAGCTGCGCACCACCGCCAAGGCTGACGGTGTGTGAATGGTTGCCCTGACTGTCGGTGGTGATGGAGTGAGAATGGTCGCCGCTGTTCTCGGTAAAAAAATGATGCACATGTGCACCGTTGGTCGATGTCAGATCAGGACCGCCAATTGGATATGTACCGGCCGCGACCAATAGTGACGTGCTTAGTGCGGCTTGAGGGTCAAAATATCCGTGATTATGGTCGCCCGTGCCGTCAGCGTCGGTGTTGCCGGCGTGCGAGTGATTGCCGAATGTCGAGGTAGTGCCTCCGTGCGTGTGAACCCCGGTCGAGCTGGTCGTCAGGCTGATGTTTGGAAGGTTCGTCTGCTGAATTGCGTTGTTTACCACGCCGGCGGTTTGGCCAAACGCAAACCCGGTTGTGTGGCCCAAACCATCGGTGACTATGCCAGGCCCGATGGCAGCGCGCCCGGCATGCGAGGGCAGCCTGAAGTTGGTTGAGCCGTCGTCGGCACCCCAGTGGCTGCCGATCGCCGCGAACAGATCCGAAAACGTCGTGCGGGAAACAAGTCTGCCGTCACAGAGTAGCCAACCGGATGGAGCTGTTGGCCCGGCAAAATCCAGCACCGCGCCGATCGGCATGATCGTATCTACGGTGTCCCAGTTGCCGTTGGTTTTTGTCCCCCAGCTATCCCGCGAGGCGCCAACTTCGGGCTGCAAAAGTTGCAGGTTTGGGGTTGTGCTGTCGGCCATTATTTTACGCCTGCGGGCGGGTGGTTAGCATCGTTGGTGGTGCCGGCGGCCGTGTCGGTGTTGTCGTCTGCCGTTGTCACAAACCACGTCGCGCCCGGGTCGTTCGGGAGCCGGATCCAGAACCCTGCGATGCCCCGGGTGCGGTTATACCCCATGCGTCGCACCCAGTCCCGATAAGTACCGGTGGATGGCGGCGTATGGGGTCGCGCGGTGAACGGCAGCGGGATTGCCTGAAAGCCGTTGATGACAGCTCCGTTGGCGGCTCGCCACTGTGGATTGCCAGTTGGGGTGAGCGTCATCATGCCGGCAGTAGTTGCCATCTCATTTTCTCCATCTGCTCACGGCTTCGCCGCCTTCGCGGCCTCGTCCTCGGCCTTTTGCTCCGCCCGGGCCCGCTTGACGATGTCCACCTCGCGGTCCTTTGCTTGCGCCTTGCGCATCAACCTGCTCCCGCTATACACCCGCTATTGGGTTCCAAGTACCTGCTCCCGCGCTGACGTACACACGCGCACCTACGGTGCCATCAGTGCGAACCCACATGCTCCCTGACGGTTGCGTGCCGGTTGCGGCACCCGTGCCACTACGGATCGTCGGACCGCTGCCAGCGGCGCCAACGGTGACGCCGTTTGCTGCCGATACCGCTAACGTTCCCGCGACAGTCACGGTCGCCGCTGCCTCCCCGAGCGCAATATTGCCGTTCGATCGAGTAATGGTAAGCGGCGTCCCAAGCAGTGTTGCGGTATCCGAATAGCGCGTAATCACAAAATTGCCGCCTACGTTACTGCCGCTCTCAGCAACAGTGTCCATGCGCAAACGCCAATGGGTAACACTGGCAGATGCAAATTCTAATATCCGATTCGTTGCCGCAGCAGGGCCATTTATCTGCAGAATTTGTGCCCCTGTGCTCGACCCAAACTGAGCAGTGGTGTTAAAATTTGCGTTGTTACTAAAAGTCGTTGCGGCGGTGAAAGTCACAACGCCTGCTACCGTGCCGCCAGTTGCCAACGGCAGATATGGCCCCCCCAACGGCGGACTGTTATCCACATATTGCTTGGTCGCGGCACCGAAAGCAGAGGATGGATCAGCAGAGAGTGTCAGCAATCCGGTCAGCGTGCCACCAGCGATCGGGAGATAAGGGCCGCCCAGCGGAGCGTGCGCATCGACATATTGCTTGGTCGCGGCTTGCAATGCTGCTGTCGGGTCAGCACCCAGGATGAGCGATCCGGTTATCGTCGCCGAACTGCTGACCGTCAGCGGTTGCTTCGAGCTGATCCCGGTCGTACTCAGCGCGGCAGCCTGGCCCATGATCACCATTGCCCGCGCCCCTGCGCGTCCGGACAGGGGGGTGGAAAACGTGACGCCTGGTTGCCCGATGTATCCCGATCCAGGGTTATTAATCGTCACACCGTTCCGGCTGACGTACCACGCCAATGGATTGATGGTGCAACCGCTGCCGGTGCCGCCCGTTACGCTCGCCGTCGTCGGCGGGTAGACGGAATAAGAGCCAGCGGAGCTGCCGTGATACGTCAACACGCCGCCACCGCCGTCTACGGAGGTCACTCGAAACTGCGCAGCTGACGTACCCGTCCCACCAACGATCGTTAGTAACTGCCCGCTTGCGTAGCCGGTGCCCGGTGAAAGGATCGCGCCGTTGCCGTCCCAACCCATGCCGGTGACAGTCGCAGTTGCCTGTGTGCCCGCAGCCGGAGGAGAGATTACGAGGGTTGGGAAATCAACGGCCCCAACCGTGTTTTCATAGAACCCGGCGTAGTTTACATCCAGCGCGACAACCGTGCCGTCCGACGTGGAAATTGTGTTGAAGCTCTGCAATATTCCGTTGACCGTGAGACCGCTCTGGAACATCGCGTCATCGACGGCGGTCAAACCGTAATCGAGTATCTCCGGCCCGGAACTTGGGCTTGTCTGCACCAGATATGCTCGTCCAGTCATGTCGGTCGGCGTGTTCGTCGGCCACGCCTGGCCACCGAACACCTCGCCACTGACAGTGTACATGGTCGGATCGTCGAACCAGATTGTGTTGGGGAGCAATCCCGCGATAGC